CGGGTGTAACACCGCCTCCGATTAAATAGTTAGGTAATGTAGCCATAATTAAAATTTAAACCCCATAAAGTCCATTTGACCGCCACCACCAAGATAACTAAACGGATTAAACCCGCCACCACCGCCCATAGTGTTGTATAACCCTATACCTTGACCTAAAGCCTGTGGAAACGCATTGGCTTGTTGTTGCTGTCCTGCAGCTTGTCCTAGTATGCCTGTTGCTTGCGCTTCGCCTTGCTGCCCCATAAGGTTTCCCACATTGACGCCCATAGCTTGTCCGGTTGTACCTACGCCTGCCGCTGATTTTTGGCCTAAACTGGTTAGACCGCCTAAGCGTTCATACTGTTGATTGATAAGCTGGTTTAGCAACTGTGGCCTAAATTGTGCTAGTGCGCCTTGAATATTACCACCGCGCAAGCCGCCAGTTGCTGAAGCATTTTGTAACATGGCATTTTCGCCTTGTTGCAGCATGGCTTGCATAGCCGGTGATTGTTCAATACCTTGTATGGCTTTTTGCTGCGCCGGTGCACCGCCTAACCCTAAGAAGGCTTGTTGCTGCTGTAATGCCGGTGCGCCTGCTTCCGTATACGGTTGTAAAAGCTTTTGCGTTAAATCAAACTGCCGCCGCTGTTCGTCTATTCCAGATTGTGCCGCTTGGGATTGTGCTGCACTTGCTTGCTGTGCTGCCTGTGACTGCGCTTGTCCTGATTCTCTCGCCCCGCCTGCTGCCAATCCTGCAACACCTCCGGCCAATGCGCCCAATGGATTGCCACCACTGCCAAGAAAGCCAGTTGCAGCGCCTACAATTGCATCTAGGAATCCCATAATCTGCCCCTTATGTTATTTCACGACCACTAACCCGCATTGTTAGTGAAGTGGCCGAACTTGCTATGGTGCTGATAAATGATGCAGATTCCAACACCTGCCCCACTAGCTCTGGGAATGTATAGGTTTCATCCGGTACAATTGACCTGCTATCTACAATTAAATTGCTTACACCTGCCGTGCCACCGCTAGTAACAAGGTTAACGCTAACCGTGATGTTGCTTGTATTGGTGTTTGTAACTGTGCATTTATCAATAATGGCCCTGCAATTGGTTGCCGTGTATTGCGTTGTTTGCGTAGCTTCTAGCTGCTTTGGTGATACTAAAACCTTGACTGTGATGGTCATATCATGCCTTCAATGTTATTTGATATTGTAACAATAATGCCGGGTATAGATGGAGAAAATGCAGTAGCAGGGAATGATGTAATTTGTGTAGCTGTGTCTGTTACTGCAAACATTATCTCAATGTAATCATTGTATTTCATATTTAAAAAATAGTTAACTGTTGCCAACACTTCTGAATTGTTACCTTGGATGCGAACTTGACTGCATGAATCAGGTATATCCACGCCATTTTGCCTAAACCATACAAAAAATTCATCAGTACCGCCAGTTGTTTTATCAAGTTGAATAGAAAACTGCAAGTTATAAATGCCATTCGTATCTACGTAAATGCGTGATGCTGGTGTACCCAGATAAATACCTTTTGATAAATTGGTATTGTTAAATGTAATAGGTGTTGCTGTGTTTATAGCTGGAGCTGTTTGCGTAGTGGTATCGTAAAACGCGCCATAGCGTGAGCGTTTGAATTCCCTCGGTGCTGGCGCCAATGCTAACCATTCAACCATTGGAGTGAGTTTATCTACCGCGTCTAAGGCTTGCTGTGCTTTGGTTTGTGCAATGGCATTGTTTATCTCAATGCTTTGCGCCAGTTGTTCAATCTTAATTAACGCTTCATTGGCTTTTTGATCTGCCGCTCCGGTGTTTAACGCCAATGCCTGCGAGATTGTACTAATTAAATCCAATGCAGTGTTAGCCGTAGCTTGCGCTTGTTCTGCATTGATTTGTATGCCCTGCGTATCGGTTAATGGTGATATTTCATCTACAACCTGAAACAAACGCTCAAACTGTTTGATCTGCTCATGATTTTTTAAAAACGTAGCAAGCTGGTCACGGGTTAAGTTTAGCTTTTGTGTAGCCATATTAATACGCTAACGGCTCCAATTGCGCTTCTAACCTTGCCATTGTTATATGCGCCTGGCTATCGCCTTTAAAACGCTGTATACGCCAGTTACGCATGTTGCCTTGCTGTAACCATACTAAACGCTTCAAGGTGTTTCCAAGGCTTCCTACACGTATGCTACGATCTTGGCTCCATGTTTGACCATCCAGACTGTAGCTGGTGCTAATAGCAGGATTAAGACCTAATGCAACACGACCAGTTAATGCGACCAATTCAAGCCGGTTAAATAGTGCGCCGTTGGTGTCGTTATACACAATCAAAGTGCCAAACTCCCAACGTACCATTAACCCCCAATGGCTACTAATATTTTCAACAAAGTAGCCTATCTGGTTTGATAGTGTATCTCCAACTAGCCACTTGTCGTAGGCATAAACAAAGTTACGCGCCCGATATTGTGCAAATCCAACTATTGCACTTGTCAATGTGTACCATACCTGCTCTTGCATAGCTGCACTTGCCATAGCGTCATAAACAATGGTTCTATCTGGCAAATGAACATATAAATGCTCATGGTTTTTATCGTTACGTGCTTCTATCTTTACGGTTGCTAATTGCGCCTCTGTGTAACCTTGCAACACAATATCAATCTCTTGTGTGCTTAGTTTTTGAGCTGTGGCATTAGCGCCCATGTATATACCTGGTGCTTCATTGCGACCACTGCCTAAAAAGGCTACAGCATCGGCAAATACACAGCATCCATGCGTACCTATAACGCCTTTTTGAATTTGTGCACCTTCAACCCGTTGAAATGGAAACAACTCACCGCCTACGTTGTCAAACACCTCAATAGTGTTACGGTTGAGCGCATAAACCTCATTGCGTAGCTTTAATAACGCCACCACTGGGTCAGGGTCAATCTCTGAGCTGCCATACTTTAACGGGTTAACTTGTGTAGGATCATTTAACTCTGTGACAATTAAAAACTCACCGTCCGTTGTCATAAAATAACCATCAACCCAACAAAAATCCAATACAGTTCCTAAGTCAGGGTCTGTAACTTGTGTAAGAGTACCATCCCAATAATAAAAACGACCGCCGCTCTGTATAGCCAGCCTATCGAATGAATAATCAAATGTAACCAAGCCACCATTTCCTACATCTCCTAAAGTTGTTACTGTTCCATTGCTTGCTACGGTTACAAGTTTAGTACCCATAACACGATAGCAAATACCATTCCAGTTGATGCCGCCACGATCAATGCCTGTACCTGTGCCATTGGCTACAATGCCATCCCCTGGCCTTAAATAGCCATTGCTAATGCCTGATTTCTTAGGCACTGGTACAAGGTTTACCGGATAACTTGTCCTAATACTAGGCGCGTTATCCGTATAGATGCCGTTAATAATTGGGATTTGCATTTTTTAACCGCTCAACTTCGGCTGATAATTCCTGTATTGCTTTAACCAATATAGGAATAAGATTGCTCTCATTGTAATAGAGTTTTTCAGGGTTAGTAGTATCAACAATAACCGCCTCTGGCTCAATGGCAGCAATGTCCTGAGCTTTAAAGCCATATCTAACTCCGCCATTGGTTTTTTCAGATGTGCGCGACTCACGGAATTGATATGCTGTAGGCTTTAACTGCTTTACAAACTCTAAGCCATGCGGGATAGCTGCAAAATTTGTTTTGTCTCGCGCATCGGATACCACTGTCCAAGCAACTTTAATGTATGCATTGGTAACTGCAGTGTTGCCCATAACAACACGATTGCTTTCAGTCACTACATTAAATATGGGCGAAGCCAAAACGAACCTATCCTCCGCATACCTTCTGCGAAAAGTTGCGTCCGTTGATTCGGATGCGTTCAGCACCGTAGGTAGCCAACGAGCGTTTTGTGCAACGGTAACAAGGTCTTTGAGTAGCATCACATACCCAATCGGTAAGCCACGTTGACACGCCAGATTACGCCATTAACAACGGGGCAAACTACGGTAGTTGCCACACCCGCAGATGAAGTTGCCATACCCGAAGCACCAAAATCCAACGATACTGTTTTGTCCACACCAACCGCCGCAGCATCAGAGCCAAATGTAAGCACAGGTAAACCGGGGATATTGGTTGTTGTTACCAATACAGGGTTAGCAGCAGCAGTCAGCGCAGCGGTAGCAGAACGGGTAACGTCTAAGCGGTCAATGTAATGGCGCAGACCCGCTACAGCAGGTAAAGTAGCCGTTACAGCAGTAGCAGCAACGCCCGTAGCAGTTACCATCAATGTAGCAGCTTTCAGGTCGTTGGCATAAGGGTTAATGGCTTCGCAGCTATCGGTGTTGATAGTTACCGCTATACCGCCCGATGTGTACGCAGAAACACGCACTCTGATTTTTTTGAGTTGACCTGTTGAGGTGCTGAGTACGCGCCGCAAATTTGTCGCGCTCACTACTTCCGCTATAAGCGGTTGTCCCGCCATAGGTATAGTGCCGCCTACAGATGCTGTACCATAAGGGAAGCACAACAATGGAAAGTAACTCGTACCGTCAGCAGAACCATCTACGGCGTATGTCAAATTGCAAGCACCAGCTCCTATGTCAATAACCGCTGCATCATCGCCGCTAATGTCATGCACTAACTCTGCGTTAAGTGCGCCAAGCGTTCCTGTAGAAGTTCTAGCCTCAAAGTGAGGCATAAAGTTACCTAGTAGATTGCGTAGTAACGACATGGTTAGCTCCAGAAATAGTAAATGTCAAAGTTGCCAATCAAGGGCGCAATGCCCGATAAGCAGCAGTCAATAGACCCCGTTTTAGGCACTGCCGTGACGGAGTAACCCACTAGGTCGTCAGCATCCCAATCGTTATTAGGTGCAAGCCAGCAGCTAACCCTTGATGCGGTAGTAACGCTTGCAGCAACCACGTTGACGGTTGCGTGTGCATAGTTGGCAACGGGAAAATTAATGGTTGTAGCTTGTATTGCCAGCGCAGTACCACCGCCGCCTGTGCTGCCAGCAGTCCACTTAGCGCCATCCCAAAACATAGGCTTGGATAACGTATCGCTCCAAGCCCATGCGCCTTTACCCGCCGCGCCAAGGTCAGGCGTAGTAGCCCCCTCGGTCAGCGGCAATGCTGGTAATGACTTAAAGGTTAGTTGTTGGGTTGCCATGCTTACCCTTGGATGCTCACACGGATGGAGTTAGCTGCTGGCGCAACGGCAAAGCCAAGCGTGACAGTAGTTGCGTTGGTACGCACAACATCACACTCAACCAACTCATTTGTAGATACGAGGTATGCCTGCACTTGCACATCGGTAGTATTCAATGCGTGTGTTACGGCAATGCTGGTTGCCCCGCCAACGGTAGCTGCAAACTTGCGTACCACCACGCCAGTGTCAATAGCAACTACGTTGCCTGTAATGGCTATGCCTGTGCCTTGGGTATAGGTTGTGCCAGCGCCAATTTGTGCAAAAATTAATGCAGTAGTGCCAAGGGTAATAGCGCCATCGGTAGTAAGCCGCCATTGACTATCTGCATTGGTAGTACCTTCTTCCACCATTACCGACAAGCCAGCGGTTACTTCTGCGTTTGCATCTGCGTCCGTAGTACGAGTCCAAGCGCCGGATGCAGCGGCGTAAAGGCCGTTCTCAGTAGCGGTAGTCTGGTTTTTAACCAGTACGCGCTCACCCGCTGCAACGCTGATACCGTCAACGGTTTGCAAGCCAGACAAGGTAATGTTTGCGGTAGTCGCAGCGCGTACCGATTGCTTCCAATCCGTTCCATTCACCGCTGCATCTACATAATTTTTAGTAGCAGCGTCTTGTGCGCTTACTGGATCAGCTACGCCCGTTAAACGCTGGTTATTCATCGCCACAGCAGCGGTAGGTGCAGCGTGTTGGTCTAAGCGGATTGCCTGAACCGAAGCAGAAAAATCGCTAATAGTTGAAGCGGTTTGTGTGCCTGTATGGTTGGCTCTGGCAGTGGGGTCGATGTTCGCAGCAGCGCCACGCCACATCATTTTGCCCGTAGTGGTGTTGTACCAAATCTGGGCTGCAACTGGTGAACTGGGGTCAGAGGCTAAGTTTTGAACTTTAGCGTTCTGGATTTCATTTTGAGAAAAGTCATAAGAGACTAGGATTTTCTTGGTCATGTTGACGCTCCGGTTTAGTTAAAAAATGCCTTTCCAGCAAACGGAGCTGAGAATTTAATTGTTAAAGTGTTAAGCCCTGTATATTGAACTTCCCCCTCAACTCCTTCTCCCGTGCTGTCTGTTACCATAACAGCGGGATATTTATTCATGCTATGCGTAACTGTCCATGTTGCCGCCGCTATGTTTTGATTGTGCGTATAGTGTTTATCCGCAACAATTCCAGAATTTAAGTCAATAGGCAAATTGGCAATTGGCACTTTGCCATTAGCATCTAATGGTGCTTTTTTGTCTAACTCTGCTTGTACTGCTGCACTAATACCAATAGTTGCAACTGGTGTTGTTGTAGTTGGAGGTGGCGCGGTTGGGTCTGGTGCTGGTGGCAAAGCAACTGGTGTCGGGTCAACAACGTTATATTCCACATCATCGGTGCTTGCCAAAATGCGAATAATAATGTCATTGGTATACGGCCCGACTTTTGTAGGCTGCATAAACTTAGCCAATACAACCAACTTAGGCACTGAGAATGCGTTATCTACGCGGTAGACGGTAGTCCATCCGCTACTTGTCAGAGGTGCTACATCTACATAAAAAGTAGTTGTAAGTGCAAACTGTGCTTGCTGTTTTTTAGCTAAGAATGTCATGATTTAACCTATTCTGTACCATGAGTTTGTAGCTTGTACATAACGCATTTTAAAAAATTGATTAGCTGTTAGTGCAGTAGGTGCACCATACAGATTAGCAGCTCCATTAATCGCCAATGTAAAGGCTGTAATTATCTGTGTAGTGGTAATCAATACCTCTGTACCGCTAGGCGTTTGAGTGTTTAATGGCAATGTAACCGTACCACTTGCTAACGTTCCTGCAGGCTGTATTAGCATCCATTGGGGTGCTGTCGGTGTTGGTACTGTAATATTAAAGCCAGTGCCAGGCGTATAGATATTGGTTGCAATATCAGGACTTGCAAAGGTTTGTTCAAAGTATGTAAGTAACTGGCTAATAGGCAAACGCCGTGCATCGCCATTGTTAGGGCTGTAAACTGGTATCTGATCTCCAGCGTTTACCTGTGCCAATAATGGCAATTGATTGATTGTAGGCATGGCTTATCCTTAATAAACTATTGGGCCATCTTGACCGGCTAATACTGGGTCAATTGGCCTGCGCAAAAATGGCTCATCATACACGCGCCAAGGCTTATTACCTGCACCGCTAGGCATAGAACCCGGCAATTGCATTTCAAGCGGCATGGTTGCGCGTGATAACAACGTCTGATATGCGCTTTTAGCTGCAATTTGTGTTTGTGGCATTACTTGTTTGCCATAACTAGGCGCAATGCGTATCGCCAGATTGCAAATAATAGATTCGAATGCTGAATCTGGTACTTCAGATTGTGCATCTAAATCGCTGTATTGTGGACTGCTAGGCAATGGATAACCCAGTCTGATACCTTTACCATTCCAGTCGGCCATCATTGCATCTAAGCGTTTTAAAGCTGCCTCGAACTGTTCTGGCTGTAAATCAAAGGCGTAACTAGCTAAACCAATCTCATCAAAGGCTGCTGATATAAATTGACGCTTAGAATATCCCATAATTACACCTTTTCAGCTATAACAGATGCCAAACGATTATCACTCCAACGGCCATCATACTTGATCCCCAGCTCTGTAGCTTTCTGCTCTAGCTCTTTACGTGTTGGAGGTGCATTATCAAGCCTTACAGCCTCTTTTTTAGGCTTTGCTATAACTAATGGCTTGGATGGCTTTTTTTTCGTTGTAAGAGGTTTAACGGGCTTCTTAGAAACGCGAAAAGCATTTTTACCAGCCTTTGCTATGGCTTCAGCTTTTGTTAAGCTGTAAGTCTCAAGTAAAAAGCCTAAATGATCCTCATCAAGTGCCACGGTTATTCCATAGCATGCTTGTGTTTTGTGCTCAATGTAGACGCCTGGACTAATGTAAACCAATGCAGGGAAAATCATTTCTTTTTCGCTTTAGCTTTTTTAGCAACGCTCAATGCAATAGCAACGGCTTGCTTTTGTGGCTTGCCTGATTTTATCTCTTTAGAGATATTCTTGCTAATGGTTTTTTGTGAGTAACCTTGTTTTAACGGCATGATAAGCTCCATTAAAAATAGAGAGGCCGAAGCCCCTCTATTTATTTACTTACAATTTTACTGATTGAATAACAAAATTCCGGTCATTTCAGGCTGTTTGTTAACTACTCCGTACAGCGTATCCAAACGGTATTTAGTGGTCATGCTGTCGATGTCGTAGAACTTCTGCATAACCAACTCGATACCTTGGTCAGTAGATGCACGCATTACAGCGGCGCCAGCATCCGAAGGTACTGAGTAACGACCTGGCAGAATCTCGATGGCATCTTTAGACCAGAATGGGTTGATGTTAGATGCGCCGGTGTTAAGCCAGTTCAAAGGTGCGGCAGATGCGCCGGTAACAATCTTGCAGTTTTGATATTGCAATGCGCTATCGGCTGGTGCGGTAGTAGCAGAGATAATGGGTGGGCTAATAACCATTGTAGTGCCGGACGAAATAGCGATAACACGGAAGGTCTTCAGTTGTCCGGTGCTTTGCTTTGTGATGTGGTGAACTGCTTCCACGCCATCAATAGTAAATGCATCGCCTACAGCAACGCCTACGGTGTTTGACACTGTAACGGTTTGGAAACGGTTGTCAACGTTAATTTGACCGCCCACGCTGATGCTAATGGCTTCAGGTGTGTACTCTTGCGAACCGTTGGATGTGTTAATGGTAGTTGCACCGCCTGCGGCTACTGCAATACGATTAGCATAGTCCAGTTTGGAAGTCTCGAAACCTGCAACCATACCAACGTATGAACGCTCATATGCTTTATCAGATTTAGAATTAGAATTTCCAAAACTGCGAGTCGCTGCAGCCAAATTGCTAGCCAAACCGTTGTAATCACGGCTAGACAAAGCCAAATAACGCTGCATTGGGTCAATGCCTTGTTCATTCATGATGGAATCGCACAATGCAATATCATCATAATCACCGGCTGCACCAGTTACGGGCACTACAAGGGTAGATTGCGAGGCTGCAATGTTCATTACTGCCAAGTTAATGTCGGAGGCTAGCTTTTGCTTAGCTGAATCACCTAAACGACCTTCTTGCAAGGCATCGCGCAATTCAAGGCTGTTCAAAGTCCATGCGGCTGTACGGCTAAAACCGATATTAGCAGGAACTGCCAACTGGGTGAAATTAGAATAGCTTGATGCAATGCTTACACCTGGGGTGCTTGCAAAGGACTGGGAAATATAAGGCTGTGGACGCCAGATAGTGTTGTTGGTACGTTCCATCATTGTTTGATCTGTGTTGTAGATCGAAACATTGCGGGAAATAGTCAGTGCGTCTTGAAAACCTTCAAGGATATTTTCAAACGCAACGCGTTCTTCTTTGTTAAATGCATTAGCCATAATAAACTCCGATAAGTTGAGAAAAAAGTGTGTCTTAATCTCATCCATAACGCAGGATGGCCGCATAACAACTGCTTATAAAGGTAGCGAACCTGTGAAAATAGCGGTATTGCTACCGCTATTGCATATATTACATCATTTTTTCGCCTTATTACGTTTATATTGCATTACTTTTGTGTAATTACCTGATTTTTCAGCGTCAGCACGTAGACGGTCAAGGGTGGAATCTACCGCCCCCGATACTCTGGCTGTGCCGGTTATCGTTTTCTCTGGTGGTGGTGCTGATTTTTTGTTAGTCACTTTTAAATCCTTTTCGAGTTTAGCTACGGCAAAGGCAAACTTAACGGGGTCTTTAATCTCCGAGAGTTCTTTGGCCTTCTTTGGGTTTTTGCCAAGCGCATAAATAACAAGTGCAGGATTATCCGCACCTTGCACGACTATGCCCTGCTGGGTCACATTGAATAGCTCTTGTGCTAGGCTTTCAGCGTCATCATAATCCTTAACCTTTAAATCGGCTTTGGCTTTTGTGTAGGCTTCCATCTTAGACTGCCAAGCATCACGCTGTGCCTGCTCTGCCTGTTTACCCTTTTTAACCTCGGCATCATGTTGTTTCTTTTGGTCATACCAAGCCTCTAGCGCCACTTCGTATTTATCAGAATCATAATCATGATCTTCCAGCTTAGGCTTCTTGCCTAGCTGTACCGGCTTTGCTACTTCGCCAGTGGTTGCAATTTTAGCTTCAAGTTCACGAATACGCTTTTCCTTTTCACGGTTTTGCTTTCGTAGATCTTTGATCCAATCCGGTGCATGTGTAGGTTCTTCAGGCTCAGGCTCTACATCGCCAATCTGAACCGTTACTTCTTCGGATTCTTCCTCTGGGGTTTCTACCTGCTCAACTTCAACCTCTGGGGTTTCTAATTGCTCAGGCTCTACCGCTTCGATTACTTCTTCTTCCATGTTTAACCTCTAAAACTCACCCATTAAACCGGCTGGGTGGTTGCCGGTGGCTGCATATCTTGTGCTATGCCGCCCATATCCTTCAACATGTTAAATGCCTGCTGCTGCTCTTGCATATCAACGTTAGCCAATGTCTCCATTGTCTTAGCTTTGGCAAGGTCTGAATCTGCCAGTGTCTTGATTACCGTAGATCTTGCTTGCGCTGCTTTGGCCTGTGCTTCTTCAGCGGCTGCTGCTAAGAATTGCGTGTTAGGGTCAGGCTGCTGATTAGCTGCTTCAGCTTGCATGGCTTCCATCTCTTTGTCGCTTGGCTTAACTGCGCCCATTCTAATCATCTTTTGACGGAAGTAATCGCGTATATCGCTAATGCCTTCGCCTTCCATGTTCATCATAGCCATAGAGGTTAACACTTGCATGGTTTCAGGGTCTTGTACCATTTGCATCATGCCAGTGATAGCGCGTACAGTGGCCGAACGTTTGCTGCTGCTCGATGGCCCAACTTCTACGTTAACATCAAACTGCGCCTCACTCAAATCGTTTTCCATCTTTAACTCACCGCCCTCGGTCATCATGGGCTTCATGAGTTCTACTGGTTCTACTTGACCGCCTTCATTAATGGCCTTCATTTTACGCTTTTCAGCGTAGACTTCTTTTGCCATTGATAACCAAATCTCGCCGCAGCGTTTCATGCCCTTGCTAAAGTTTGACATGTAGATAAAGGTCTGCATATCAAGGCGTTGCTGAATCATCTCCACGGCTTTACCGCTGATATTGCTAACCACTTTATCGGCATTTTGCGGGTTGCCTAATATCTCCTGCATATCCATCTCTGTTACTTGCAAGAGTGCCGCCATAGCTGGTGGTACGTTTGGAGGCTTGGTGTAAGCAACTGGCCCACTAATAGCTTGTTGTCCGTTGGCATCAGTTATCGGGTTGATAAGCAGGTATGGATAATCTTTCAGGTTATCTTCAGCCCACATCATCTGGTGGCCTGCTACTTGCTCAGGTATGAGAATGGGCTTTTCAATGCTAGACAATGCGCTAATCTCGCCCAGCTTGGAGAGCTGCATATTCTTTAAACGCTGCGCATCTTTAGCCAATCGAACATGGCCCATGCATCGTTCTACATTGTCAACAAACCAACGTTTGCCATACACTGGCACGATAGGTATGCACTTACCGGCAATGTATCCGCAATCTTCTAAGATACGGCCACCGGACATGATGTACTTACGAACACGTTTAGACTTAATTTTTTTGCGCCGTACTTCTTTTGATCCTGTGGCTTCAAGGGTAGATTCTAGGGTTTCGTCATTCTCAAAGTCTTGTTCTGTGTAGCGTTCTTCTTCGCCCACTAAGTCTTTGTAAATGCGGATAGTCTCGCTCTTTTCCTCGACCTTGTAATATTCGGCAACGTAAACCACATCAGGTGTGCACCAATCAAACTCTAATTGATGTATGGTCTTAGGCCATGAGGACGGATCATCACCATAGGTTTCTTCGTATGCTTCACGGGTCATGGCCGTAATGACAAAACATTTACGCGCATCGCTTTTGTCTTGTCGCCTGGCTTCAAGGTCAAAGAATACAGAACTATCAGCGTCAAATATAGGCTCAATACGAATACGTTGGCGATCATCTTCTTCGTCTTCCTCATCTTCGTAGCAAGTACGTAGACGCCAGGCTCCAAAGCCACCGCCTACGGCTTCCTCGAATGCGTTGTCGTATGCTTCATTAGCTACGCTGTCCTGCTCATCGGCTCGGTATAGGCCATCACATGTTTCGGCTAGCTTGTCGTATTCTTCGCCTTCTTTGCTTACAAAGTCAACGGTTATCCGGTTATTGCGGTATTCATTGATAATACGAATAACTGCCAGGTGAACTTTGTTAACTTCAAACTTTGGTTTGTTTTCGTAGATGTCTTGTAATGGCCCTTCCCATTGCGCACCGGCTATCGAGTAAAAACGCCGGTCTTGCAAGCATTGCAAGCGTTCATCCTTTAGCGCCGATTGAATGTTATCAAACTCCGCTAAGGCGGTAGCGTGTAAATCGTTTAGCTTTTGCGAAGTTCTCATTTTGTTACCATTTGCGAAGGTTAGCTACTGGCTTAAAGTTTTGCACCTTGGCAGTGTTAGCCGCCCGTCTTACGCCTTCACATGCATAGCGAAGTGCATCTATAACGTGGTTTTGTTTATCTTCAAGTATTGGCAATATTTTACCTGTTAATGAATCAGTCTTATAACTGTAAAGTGTAAGCTCGTCAATAGTATGGGTACACCGTGGATGCACAATAATATCAAACGATTTTAACCATTCTACGCCTTCCTCTACTGATTTTGCACCTTTTACGGCTGTCATAATCTTAGGAAAACCATTGCGCCGCATGTGCGAGATAGTCTCAGGCCGTGCGCTATCTGCAATAATTGGCCACTTCTCTGCCTCTGGCACGGTCATGAATAGGTCAGGCGTGTTTGTAATCTCGCATCCGACCATGTATGCCTCATAGTCCACGTACAAAGTACGCCCTATGATGTGGCAACGCACTAAGGTTGTCGGGTCAACGGCAAACCCCCAGTCAGCGCCTAACCTATGAATGGCATCTTTGGGTGCTTCAAACTCCTCAATCTTCCAGTTCTTAAAGACGCGGGTTTCAGAGTTACGCACGTACTCGCCACGCCAAACGTGCATGTATTTGTCTGGATCACGCCGCTTATCATATTCCATCTCATCTTTAAGCACATCAGGAAACCACGGGTTATTGTCGTAGTTCACCGGCAAGATGATGGCATCTTTGGGTGGAGTTGCACCACGTAAGAGGACATCAACTGGGTCAGTGTTTTGGCTAGGGTTCCAAGTAAACCATAACTCGGAGCTGGGTTTACGGATAGTAGGCCGTAACAGGTCAAGGCTTCGCTGTGAAAGGCTCTGTGCTTCCTCAACCCAAGCCCTATCGTATCCTTCAAGAGACTTGATAGAGTCAGCGGTGTGATTCTGCATACCTTGAAAGATAATCAAGCCTTGCCCGTTCTTAGCCTTGATCTGGGCTTCCTGAACCTCGAAGTAAGCGCCAGCATTAAGCTCTTGAATCTTTAACTCCAGCAAACGTTTTACTGACTGACCTAAAGACTTTTGCACTTCACGAACACACACCGACCGGCTTTGAGGGTCAATGATGTGCGCCTCAATCATCAACTCAGCGAACATGTGCGACTTGCCAGAACCACGGCCACCATAGGCGCCCTTATAGCGTGCAGGCTCCAGCAATGGCACTGCCCATGCTGGTGTTTTAATCTGTAGGGTTGTCATATCAGTACCCAATCCGAAGCGATATACTTACCGACAAAACCAATAATATAATCTCTCTGTGCCCAATAAACCCAAAAGCAAAACAAGGCCATCGCGGTTCACATTTAAGGGTTAGCGTTATTCGGTTTCCTATCTTCATGTGGTACTCCTGTTTCTAATTGCAGCGGCGCATTCATCCCATTGCCACAATGCATCAGTTGGGCTTTGGCGGTTCAATTCTGCAAGCTCGTTGCATACTTTTGCGCACGCTTCACGCTCAGCTTTAACACCCGCCAGCCAGCCTTCCCATGCCCAATACGCGGGGGTATCTTCTGCATGCAGGTTATCTTTTGACATCTCGTCGCCGTTCCACCAACCATTAAATGCTTTGCTCATGTGTTTCCTTTCATTGTTAGCCCCTCTCGGGGCTTTGTTTGTTTAAACGTACCAAGTATCACACCAAGCATCAAACGATTCTTCGCCCATACGCTCACATACAACGTCAAATGTCATGGAATATGCGTTTTTACTGTCTGTATCATTACGATGATACAAAGCAATCAATGAGGCTTGCAATTGCTCAGTCGTGAACTTTTCGCATTTTTTTGAGAATGTTGTCATTTTGCTTTCCTTCGTTGTTGATGGCTCAATTGTATCACTAAAAAACACAATTGCAAGCAACAACGAAAGAAAGTTAAAATTATTTTACGATCACGCGCTCAATGCGCTGAATTGCAATCGGGTTCGCAGCATCGCCGGACACCTCCAGCTTGTCGCCGTACTTCTTCGGCGCCAGCTTAGACAATAACCATTTACGGGTATCAACCTGGAGCTTATGCTTTTGAATTGCTGCCCAGTCTTTCTTACCATCGGGGGATATTTCAACATCCTTATCACTTAACTCCATAACCTCATTAGCCATGCGCTCTATTAAGTCTTCACGCGCATGCGCATAATTGTTGGCTAGTTCAGCATCATCTCTCACCCACATTAAAAAAGTACTGTGAGGAACGTTTGCAGCTTGGCACGCTTTAAACGCGCTCAGACCGCATTGCATGCCAGTTAGTACCAACTCTGCTATCTCTTGCTTTTCATCGTTTGTACGCGGTTTTGATGGCTTTGTAGAGGCTTTCATTTACTAATCTCCAATTCAATCAGCTTATCCAAGTAATGTCGTGCTTTTCTTAGGTCTTCAATGCCGCCTTTGTCGTTACAACGCGCCAAGTATTTTATTGCATTGCCGCGCAAAAATCCCTTGAACTCATCATGTGACATCCATGCTTGCATAGCATCCCAAGGTTGCACCGTCTTGCTAGTGTAATGACTACCGCCAATTTGTGTGTTATTTGTTTTCATTTTACAATTTTCCCATGAATGGTTTTGATGCGATAAGCAGGACTCGGATTGTCAGATCGCCACATTTTGTATTCCCGATGCTCTTGCGTATCTTTAATGTGTTTTATCTGAATAGCGTGACTAAAACAATATTTTCCATGATCTAAGTCGCACTCAGCACAACCTTCGCCAACATCGCCAATCTTTGAAAGCAAAGTTCCAAACAATCTTTCTTCTTCATTCATCCAAGCATCACATTCTGAATTTGATTTTTCAATTTCAAAATATTCTGTTAATTCATTAGCATTACGAATTTTATAAGTTGCTTGCATTCTACCTATTGCAACATCATCAATAGCTATTGCTTTTTTTAATACTAAAGACGCAATCGCTTTAGAAATACTAACCTTTGATAAACTCAACTCATCAGCTAATTCATTATAGCTTGCAGATAGTTTACTAGTTTTGTAATTTGCGGTAGAAGCCATAAACATCATCACCCTAGCCTCTGCGCCATTGAGTTCTGAATACATTGAATGCCATTTCATCACTTCCACAATGTCTTTGTAATCCATGTCTTTCATTTGCCTTTCTTCGGTTGTTTGGATGTTCGGAATACGTGTAGCAAGCCCGTAAGGGCGCTGCTACAAAGTATTACGTTACACTTACGTTACACTTATACTTTGTAAGAGTACTAGTTTTTAACTACTCTACAGCGATTATATAGCACTCTACTTCAAAAAGCTAGTACTCTACTGCAAAAAACTAGTACATACTATGAAGTTTTATTGTACTCTGTGTTCACTTTTTTTTGCTCTTGTACTAGTTTTTGTGCATAGAGTGCTACTTTTTAACATTTCCCTCTAATCATCATGGCTGAACTGATGTCTAGGTCTGAGACAATCCAACCATGTAAATGCGTTTGAAAAATTCCTGCATTTAGTAGTGGCGCAACCATACCAGTTGGCTTTGTTGGGTCTATTTTATTGGTTGCTGATGACTCAGAAACACCTTCTCCAATCAAAAAATCACGCAATCCAGACCTGCTTAAATAAGGTGAATTATTCTGTATTTCTGCTCCACAAAAAAACCAAGCGCGTTCAATAGTTCTGATGGTTTCATTATGTTTTGATGGTTTCTTATTTAATATTTCTGTAGTTGGTGCCTCTGCCTTTGATAATATAGCACTGGTTACCTGTTGGCCATCTTCATCTATCCAGTCGATAATCTCTACAGTTTCAAGGTTTGCATATATTAAATCTGCAATTTCTGCATCTTTAGACTTACGCTGTACTATCTCCATTGGTTTATCGTCCTTACTTGGTACGATGCTAATTTCAATATCAAGTGCCCCACGCCACGCACTAGAACCACGCGCACGGTGTTGCGCTTCATCCGATACGCCGGTATGGTGTACAAGTATCACGGTGCAATTAAATTCACGTATAAGGCCAGCACATGCATCCAGCATGGTCTTAGCATCCTGCGAGCTGTTCTCATCGCCCAATAAAAATCTATGCAATGTGTCAACCGTTATGATATCTGGAACGTTAGGCAATGCCCTGATATTTGTTACAACCCGTAAATATCCCTCTGGTGTGTTTAAATCGCATCCGTCCTTGCTTAGCCACATGTTTAGCTTTTTAACGTTGTGCGCCTGCTTCCATGCCGCTACACGACCGCGTAGACCGTGATGGCCTTCCCCTGCTAGGTACACAATACCGCCGGCCTTTACTTTATGTTTATCCATCCATAGACCGCCGCCACTTGCAATGCGTAAACACCAATCCAATACGGCAAACGTTTTGCCGCCACCTGATGAACCATGCACCATAACAAGAGCCTGCGCCTGTATCCAATTCTTAACTAACCAACTAATCGGTGCAGGTTGTGCGCAAAAATCATCGGCTTGAATTAGCCAATCGCTTGCTGGTGGATTAAGCAAAGCCGCTAAATCATGACCTGCTACTAAGTAATCATTAGCATCCATACCTACAATTGGTGGCATTACAACCCGTGCCCCATACTTTGCACTGGCCTGATCTGCATACTTTTGGCCTACGCCGTGACTATCGTTATCAGCCACAATCACGATCTCTTGTGTGACCCCTAGCTTCTCGCGCCATGCTTGCACGACTGATGGCAAATTGCTTGCCATATACGCAACAACACATGGCCGACCCGTTACCTCATGGATAGTGGCCGCTGTTGCGAAACCTTCGCCAACGTATAACGTGCCAGGTTCATCTAGTGTCCCAACCATCCAAAATTTACCGCCAGTTTGACCGCCTGAATGAAAGTGCTTTGCTTTCTCTACATCTTGCAAAGCTGAAATATATTGCAAACTAGACAATTCTCCGTCTTTATCATACAAAGGCACAATCAATCGTCCATCGCCTGTTATTCTAGAGCCGTGTGTTTGTATTCCTTTACGCTTTAAATATGGATGTTCTGAACTAGCAGCATGTGCATTTTCCCAGATAGTGTGTGCCGTATTTTCCGCAACTTGCCTAATTAACTTTTGTTCTGCTTCACGTAATGCCTTGGCTTCGGCCTGCCGCCGTGTATTTGTTAACTGCTCTGCCATGCTTAAATCACGGCCAATGTCAGCCCTGAAGTTGATAGCCTCTCCAGTGCGCCAATCTCCAAATTGTCCAGATGGTATGCCATCGCCATAGATAACGTACCATCCAGACTTGTCGTGACCGCCTTCGCCCTTGGTTCCACTGCGGAAACGATGCAGCTTTCCATCTATAGATAAGTCTGTTGGTGGTGTAATGCCACGGTTTAGCATTGCATCACGTAACTGATCTTCAGTGCTTTTGACTATCTTTGGAGCCTGTGGCGTCCATGAGCCGCCTAAGATGTGGGATATGTCAGCCATGCTTACGTCCTAGCTAAATAGGTTGCCAATAATTGCAAAGTTGCAAAGTGTGGCGTAACTTCGCCTTTTACCAATCTATACAGTGTATGCGGGCTAAGTCTAGTGGCAAGTGCGACAGACTTCAGGTTTCGGTCTTTTAGTGTGTGCTTGATCTCGTTCAGTGTCATGATGTCCTCTTAAAAAAGTTAAAAATAATTTGCATATGCGCTTTATTGTATGCTACAATTCATCCATGCAACGAACTGATCTACAGAAGGTTGTTAAAAAAGGAAAGTAATATGTTAGTAACCGAACTATCGAGTACAGCGTTTGACACTGCAATGTCTTATGCTCCATATCTTATTAGTGATATGCAAGCCTTCGCTAATTGCGAAGATCAAGAAGAAGAATTTGCAGAATTGTGCATGCAAAACGATGTGGATTTTCGCCCAACTGGTGAGCCAGTACGTTTACATTGGATTGATTAATCATGGCAATCAAACTTAAAACCACAAGCGGCCTTAGCGCCAATGGCGTTAAATTACTTGTATACGGCCAAGCCGGTGCAGGTAAGACTTCGCTAATTCCTACACTGCCTAGCCCCATTGTTATCAGTGCTGAAGGTGGCCTGCTTAGCATTCAAGATGCTGATCTTCCTTACATCGAGGTTAATAGCATGGCTAGCCTTAAAGAGGCTTATGAGTATGTATCCAGTGCAGAGGCTAACCATTTTGCTTCGGTGGCCTTGGATAGTGTCAGCGAAATAGCTGAGGTTGTTCTTAACCATGAGAAAAAGGTAAACAAAGACCCACGCGCTGCCTATGGCGCAATGCAAGAACAGATGGCCGATATTATCCGCGCTTTCCGTGACCTGCCTAAGCATGTTTACATGTCTGCAAAGTTGGAAAAAAGCACGGATGAAGTTGGCAAGATGTTTTATGCACCATCTATGCCAGGTAACAAAACCGGTCAGAGCCTGCCTTATTTTTTTGATGAGGTGCTAGCTTTGCGAGTGGAGAAGGATGCTGAAGGTAACACCCAGCGAGCCTTAATGTGTGACTCTGATGGCTTATGGCTTGCCAAAGACCGTAGCGGCAAGTTATCGCAATGGGAAGCGCCTGATTTGGGTGTGATTATTTCTAAAATTGGAGGTGTAGCATGAGCCAAATTACACCTGCACCGTGGACTGCACGTTTGACATATAGCAGGTCAGAGCATGCGTCTGTTGTTGGTGCTAAAACAAAAGAAGGGTTTATACCTTTTGTTTGTCATATTCAGACAGCAGATATTGACGTTGCAAATACAAATGCACGTTTAATAGCTCAAGCACCTGAGATGTTAGATGAGTTATGCTGGATTCGTCAGTTTTTTATAAAGCCAGAAAGCGGCAATGGTGTAGTAATACAAAACGCTGATGGTGTGGAAATATCAAAATGGATAGATCGTGTTGATTTAATTAAGATGAGAATTGGAGGTGCTAAATGAGTAACTTTGAACGTACAGCCGACTGGCTTGCAGCTTGCGGTAAAGATCAAAATGAAGAAAACGTAAGTGTACAAATTGGTTGCCAGCTTGAGGAAATTTGCGAGTTTATGGCATGCTTGCGTACTGACAAAGACGGTTATGCACGTTTGTTAGAGCGAAGCATTACTGATCTGGTGTGGTTTGCAAACAAACTTAAAAACCGTGAAAACTTTGTGTATATCCCTAGCCATTTACGTGTTGAGGCATTAGATGCGTTGTGTGACATTGAAGTAACCGGTAACGGGATTGCTTACTTTGCAGGCTTTAACAAAGAAGATGCTGATGACGCTGTACTCAATAGCAACGATGCAAAGCTAATAGATGGTAAGCCTGTGATTTTGCGAGGTGGCAAGATTGGCAAGCCGGACGGATGGACTGCCCCTGATTTAACTGATTTTGTTTAAGGAATTGATATGCCTGATTTTGCTGAATTAAACCTAATGGCCGACGCTTGGATGGCGTACAAACAAACTGAAGTCCATGCAGTACAAGCCCGCCGCGAGGTGGAAGATCAAATGTTACAAGCTCTACAAATTGAAGTACTGGAGGGAACTGAAACCATTAAGCACGATGGCTTTATTATCAAGATGGTGGGACGGATTGACAAAAAAGTAGACGCTGCCAAGTTGCAAGAGTTGGCCGCTGAAGCTGGTTTGTCGGATCATCTTGGTTCACTTTTCCGTTGGAAACCGGAAATAAACGCATCAGCTTGGAAACAAGCTGATAACTCAATCACTAACCCGTTGCTTGGTGCTATCACTTCGACACCTGGCCGCACATCTTTTTCAATTACTTTTAAGGAATAATTATCATGGCTTTTTTAGATCAAGAATTTAACGTATCCGATATGCCCGTATCAACTAGCAGCTTTGCCCCGCTGCCCGAAGGATGGTACAACGTAACGATTGCCGGTGCTGAGTTGAAATCAACCAAAGCAGGCAACGGACAATACATTGCAGTAAAGTATCAAGTAACCGGCCCGACAATGCAAGGGCGTATGGTATTCGGAAACCTGAACATTAAAAACCAGAATCTGAAAGCCGAGGAAATAGGCCGCGAACATTTAGGCCAGATTATGCGAGCTACTGGTTTAGCCAAAGTAACTGATACGGATATGCTTATCGGTGGTCAACTGGCTATCAAACTGAGCATACGCCGAGATGAACAATACGGCGATAGCAACGACGTCAAAGGCTTTAAGGCATTAGCTGGTGCTGTACCTGCTGCCATGCCTACTACGCCATTTGGTGCTACGCCAGCGCCAGCCGCTGCACCTGCTAAAGCCGCCCCACCTTGGGCTAAGAAGTAAGCAAAAAAAAGCCCCAGTGTTAAAGCTGGGGCTAATGGAAACAATGAAAGGAAACCAATATGGATTATACAGACTTTATTAAGCAGAAAATCAAAATGGCGCATTTTGGTGGATTTGATGTTGAAAAGGACGAATTAAATCCTATTCTTAAACCTCATCAAAAAGACATTGTGCAATGGGCAATACAAGGTGGAAACCGCGCAATCTTTGCAAGTTTTGGCCTTGGCAAATCGGTAATGCAGATCGAATGGATGGGGCAAACTATCCGTTTAGCAGGTGGTAAAGGCTTGATTATTGCACCGCTTGGAGTACGACAAGAGTTGATGCGTGATGCTTGTATGTTGGGTTATGAACTGCGTTTTATCAGGCTAGAATCTGAGATTACTGATGACCATCATTTGTATATTACAAACTACGAAACCGTGCGAGACGGTAAGTTGCCTACTAGCTGTTTTACCGCAATTAGTCTTGATGAAGCGAGCGTGTTGCGTAGTTACGGTAGCAAGACATATCAAGAGTTTTTACCCATGTTTGCCGGTATTAAATACAAACTGGTAAACACTGCTACGCCATCGCCGAATCGTTTTAAAGAGCTTATCCACTACGCTGGGTTTTTAGGTGCAATGGACACCGGCCAAGCCTTAACGCGCTTTTTCCAGCGCGATAGTACCCAAGCTAACAACTTGACGCTGTACCCGCATAAAGAACAAGAGTTTTGGTTATGGGTGTCTAGCTGGGCTATTTTTGCGCAAAAACCATCGGATTTAGGCCATAGTGATGAAGGCTACGACTTGCCAGAGATTGAGGTTAACTACCATGAAATAGAAAGCGACTACGACAAAGCAGGGTTTGAACCTAACGGGCAAAATCTATTATTTCACAATCCCGCGCTTGGTTTATCAGCAGCATGCCGCGAAAAGCGCGATAGCTTAGTTGATCGAGTGCAAAAAGTTAAAGAGATTATTGATGCTGCGCCTGATGATCATTTTGTGATATGGCACGATTTAGAAGCCGAGCGACAAGCTATACAAAAAGCCATACCTGATGCCATTAGCGTATGGGGAACTCAAGACCTAGACCAGCGTGAGGAGCGCATTGTAGGCTTTGGTGATGGTACTTTTCGCATACTTTCAACCAAACCGATTATTGCCGGCTCAGGTTGTAACTTTCAGAAACATTGCCACCGTGAAATCTTTGCAGGTATTGGCTTTAAGTTTAATGACTTTATACAAGCCATTCATCGGGTACAACGTTTTGGACAAACCAAAAAGGTAATTATTGACGTGATTCATAGCGAAGCAGAACGCGAAGTTTTGCGAGTTCTTTTGGAAAAATGGCAACAACATAAAAAACTGGTAAATAACATGCAAGAAATTATCAAACAATTCGGCCTTAATCAATTGGCCATGAAAGACAAGTTAACACGTAGCATTGGTTTAAAACGTATTGCTGTAACAAGTGACCGTTTTTGTGTAGCAAACAATGATTGCGTAGAAGAAGCCAAAGTACGTGAAACCGATAGCGTTGGCTTAATTGTTACAAGCATTCCGTTTGCTAATCATTACGAATACAGCCCAAGTTATAACGACTTTGGCCACACTGAAAGCAATGATCAATTCTGGGGTCAAATGGATTACTTAACCCCCGAACTGTTGCGCATGTTGCAGCCTGGTCGCATTTACGCTTGCCACGTTAAAGATCGAATCTTATTCGGAAACGTTACCGGAGCTGGTGCACCAACGGTAAGTCCGTTTCATTGCGAAACCATTATGCACGGCATTAAGCATGGGTTTGATTACATGGGTTTGATTACAGTTATCACCGATGTAGTGCGCGAAAACAATCAAACCTATCGTTTAGGATGGTCTGAAAATGCCAAAGACGGAACTAAGATGGGTGTTGGTTCACCTGAATATATTGTGTTATTTCGTAAACCTCAAACCGACCGTTCTAAAGGTTATGCTGATGTACCTGTTGCAAAGTCAAAGGATAAATACACCCGCGCCCATTGGCAAGTTGACGCGCATTCATTTTGGCGTAGTAGTGGCAATCGTCAATTGACCGCTGAAGACTTAGCAGGCCTTGGCCCAGATAAATTAGCCAGCATGTTTACTAAATTTTCTTTGCAAAATATTTACGATTACGAATTCCACGTAAAACTAGGTATGGAATTAGCAGAACGCGGCGCATTGCCATCTACGTTTATGAGCCTTGCACCCGGTAGCCACCATCCTGACGTTTGGCATGATGTTGTGCGCATGATTACGCTAAACAGTGACCAAAGCAAACGCGCTGTCGAAAAGCACGTATGCCCGCTACAGTTTGACATTGTAGACCGATTGATTGATAGATATAGCAACCTTAACGAATTGGTGTATGACCCGTTCTGTGGCCTTGGAACTGTACCTTATCGCGCTATTTTGAAAGGCCGTACAGGTGGAGGTTCTGAGTTAAATCCAGCCTACTTTACAGATCAAGTGCACTATTTAAGAGCTGCGGAAAAAGAGTTTTCTATGCCCTCTCTTTTTGATGCTTTGGAAGAAGAAACAATTTAAAAGGATTAGCGCGGCGAACTTGTAAGCCGCGCTTACAACATCATGCAAATACCTGAATCTACAAACTCAATTACTAACCTTATTGACAATTATCATGCTTCCATTACTGAAGCCCCACGCGCTCACCTTGGCGCCTCTACATTAGGCCATGCTTGTGAGCGTTGGTTGTGGCTATCGTTTCGCTGGGCTGTGTTAGAACAGCATCCAGGACGGATTAAGCGTTTGTTTCGTCGCGGCCAAAATGAAGAAGCCACCATTGTTAGTGACCTGAAGGCTATCGGTGTTAATGTGCATAGTGAACAGTTTAGACTGAATTTTGGTTCTCATGTTAGCGGGTCAATAGATGGCATTGCATCTAATGTGCCAGGTGCGCCAAAGACTGAACACGTTGTAGAGTTTAAGACACATAGCAAAAAGTCTTTTGATGATCTGGACAAAAACGCGGTCAAAAAATCTAAACCAATGCACTACACCCAGATGCAAGTTTACATGCACGGCCTAAAGCTAGACCGCGCCTTATATGTGGCAGTGTGCAAGGATGATGATCGTCTTTATACCGAACGTGTGCATTACGATGCAGAACATGCAGAAAAGGCTATAAACAAAGGACATCGAATTGCTTTATCTGATTACATACCAGCGCCCATAAGCAATGACCCGACATGGTACGAATGCAAGATGTGTGCCGGCCATGATTTTTGCCACGGTTCAAAGACCACTAAACAAGTCAATTGCCGAACTTGTGCACACATTACGCCGTTAAGCGATAACACCATGCATTGTGCAAAATGGGATGCAATTGTCCCAACTGAGGCTCAAGTTGCAGGATGTGATAGCCATGTTATGCACCCTGATATGGTGCCTTGGAAGCGTCTGCAAAGCCCGAACGACATGATAGCTGTGTATCTTATCAATGGTGCTGAATATGCCAATGGAGAACCTGTAGAAGGCGTTTATTCAAGCAAGCAACTCTTGGAGTTATCAAAATGATTATTTTATATCGTCTTTATCGCATGTATCGTAAATTTGGCTGTGACCGCCGCACTGCTTTACGCCGTGCCATTAAACAAGTTAAATATCATGCTTAGAGTACTTGTTGCATGTGAATATAGCGGCAGGGTTCGTGACGCATTTGCAAAGATTGGTCATTTTGCAATGAGTTGCGATCTTTTGCCTACCGATGCGCCTGGTAATCATTATCAAGGTGATGTGTTTGACATCATAAATGATGGATGGGATTTAATGATTGCTCACCCACCTTGTACAGATTTAGCGGTTAGCGGTGCAGCATGGTTTAAAAAAAAGATTGCAAACGGCAGACAACAACGGGCGTTAGATTTTGTACAGAAACTTATGGATGCACCTATTAAACACATCGCAATTGAAAATCCAATCAGTGTCATTAGCTCAAAGATTCGCAAACCTGATCAAATTATTCAACCTTGGATGTTTGGTCACATGGAACAAAAAGCAACTTGCCTTTGGCTTGATGGACTTCCTTTGTTACAACCAACAAACATTGTCAAAGATGAAATGATGCAATTGCCAAAGAAAGAGAGAGAACGGTTGCATTACTTACCACCTAGTGCCAACCGTTGGAAACTACGTAGCACTACCTATCAAGGAATCGCCGATGCTATGGCTAATCAATGGGGTGCTGTATGTTAAGAGAATACCAACAACGTGCTATTGACCAGCTATACGCATGGTTTGCAGCGGGTAACGATGGCAACCCATGTCTAGTACTGCCCACTGGTGCCGGTAAGAGCCACATTGTCGCCGCATTGTGCAAGGGTATCTTGCAAGAGTATCCAGACCAGCGCATTTTGATGTTAACGCATGTGAAAGAGCTGATACAGCAAAATGCTGAAAAGATGCGCCAACATTGGCCTAACGCACCGATGGGCATTTATAGCTCTGGCCTGCGCTGTAAAGAGTTGGGCGAACCAATAACCTTTGCCGGCATACAGTCTGTTGCTAAACGCGCATCTGAAATAGGCCATGTGGACATTGTAATCATTGACGAATGCCATCTTGTTAGCCATAAAGACGAAGGCGGGTATAGGATGCTTTTAACGGCCTTGCAAGCCATTAACCCAGCATTGCGGGTAGTTGGCTTAACTGCCACGCCGTACCGCTTAGGCCACGGTTTAATCACTGATGCGCCAGCATTGTTTAGCGCATTAATTGAGCCGGTAAGCATAGAGGAATTAATCTTTAAAGGCTATTTGTCCAAACTGCGAAGCAAGATAACAAAAACCAAACTATCAACTGAGGGTGTGCATAAGAGAGGCGGTGAATACATCGAATCAGAGTTGCAAGCTGCCGTCGATACAAACGACAAGAATCAATCTATTGTTAGCGAAGTAATCCGGCTTGCCGGTGATTGTAAATCATGGTTGTTTTTCTGCTCTGGTGTTGACCATGCGCGACATGTGCAAGAGGTTTTAAACGCTCATGGCATTACATCGGCATGTGTAGTTGGAGATACGCCAGACGCCGAACGTGCACGAATCCTTGCAGATTTTAAGGCAGGTAAGATTAAAGCCTTGACTAATGCCAATGTACTTACTACCGGATTTGACCATCCTAGCATTGACCTGATTGCTATGATGCGCCCCACAATGTCTCCAGGTCTATACGTGCAAATGGCAGGCCGAGGTTTACGCATTGCAGACGGTAAAACAGATTGCATGGTACTAGACTTTGCCGGTGTTGTTGACCAGCATGGCCCAATTACAGCCGTCAAGCCTCCGCCAAAGAAAGGAGACAAGATAGGCGAGGCGCCAGTTAAAGTATGCGAACAGTGTCAAGAAATAGTTCATATTAGCTGTAAGATATGCCCCGCATGTGGCGCGGAATTCCCAGAGATTGAAAAGCCAGCATTAAAACTGCATAACTTGGACATCATGGGAATAGAAGGTGTTGATCTTGACGTTACAGCCTGGCAATGGCGCAAGCATATCAGCCGTGCAAGCGGTAAAGAGATGTTGGCTTTAACCTATTACGGCGCATTGTCTGATACGCCTGTAACAGAGTATCTAACGGTTATGCACGATGGTTACGCCGGTGAAAAGGCAAGGCGCTTGCTAGCTGTGTTAGCAGATCAATCCGGCGCTACGCTTGATTACTCAATAGCTGACATTCAGCAACATGCCAATGTTTTAAACCTAGCCAAAGCCCCCGCCGCTATTGAATATAAAAGCGAAGGTAAATTTTTTACAGTAATGAAAAGGACTTTTCAATGAGAATTAAAGAACCAGAGATAGTAACGTTGTATCGTCAACAAGTACGCCAAAGCCCACCTAAAGTGTGCCATACCTGCGACAACTATGCTGAGGATGGCATGTGCTTGGAGTTTAGCCAAGAGCCGCCAGAGTTGTTTACTCGCACTGTAGGCGTATGTGACCTGTGGACTGAAGAGGTGCCATTTTGAACAAACGCAATCAAAAAATGTTTGCAATTTGCGAAACATTGCAAACCGTACAACCTGCTAAATATCAAACTGTTTCAAAGGCTTATGGATTAATTTGCGATAGGCATATGCATGTGTATCTTATGCGAGCTGTGGGTTATGGCCTTATTCATAAGGATGCAAACTTACTGTATACACTGGCCGACAATTGGCAAGAACGTATTGATTTACCCAAGGCACTTAATGAAGTGTATATACAGCCGCCGCCAAAGTTTAAGCGTGTGTCTAGCGTATGGGACTTAGCCAATGCTTGATAAAGTACCCAGCGAACACTACGAACAAGCTATGTTTGTGCAATGGTTTAGACGAACTTATCCAGATGTGCTTATCTTTGCCATTCCCAACGGTGGCGCACGTAGCATCACTACAGCCGCCGCGCTAAAGGTTGAAGGTGTAACCAAAGGCATCCCCGATTTATTCATTCCAGCCTGGCGTTTGTGGGTTGAAATGAAGCGTATCAAAGGTGGAGTAGTAAGCCCTGAACAAAAAAACATTAAAAAGTATCTTGAAAGTGTTTTAATGTGTGTTATAGTTTGCAAAGGTGCTGAGGATGCTAAGTTGCAGATTCAGAATTTTTTACAAACCAAAAAGGAACGCAGTGATTAAAGACAAGTTTTTTAGTATGCGCATGACAAGCGATATGCTAGATGCGTTAAAAGTAGAGGCCGCCAAAAACAACCGTACCGTAGCAGGTCAAATCCTGCATTACATCAAGCAAGGATTAGAAACGGCATGATTGGCAATAGGCCTTTAAAACTTTGCCACAATTGCGAAGAAAAAAGAATCCCAGAAAATGGGGTGTTTATAACTCAAACGCGCTGGATATGCGCTAAATGTTGGAAATTAAAAAATGACAAGAAACCGAAGGCCAAGTAGTGTTTACAGTTTGATGGACGAAATGACCGCCAGCCCTAGTAAGCCAATGCCACAAGCTATGCGCAATGCACAGCTAACCCAAATGCTCACGGGTTTAAATGGTTTAGAAACATCATTAGAGCCAACTCATAGAGATTGGCAAGTTGTAAGTGATGCTATTAACCTCATGGAAACATTGGTCAAAATGAAGGTATGCGAGGATGAAAGTGGATTATTAACCGATGCTATCACGGCAATGGCTAAAGCAGGCCAACGGCACTTAGCAGGTAAGAATCTACGTTTAGATGCTTTAGGCATACAAGCTGTACGCGCCGTCATTGAAGACTATGCAAGCATGTTAAATACAGTATCACATCGAGACATGGTGCGCTGCCATCGGCAAACTGAAAAACGTATTTTAGAAATATTGAAAGGAAAATGTTTACCGCATGATGTAAAGGTCATTGCAATATGAACGATGAACAATATGAACAAACTACATTTACCGATTGGCTTTTTAGTATCTGTGTAATTGTAGGTGCGTTTTCAACATTTTTTATGGCACTGGTATATTCACTATGAACAATAGACCATTACATGTAATTGAATATGAAAACGATGTAGCGTTATTGGGTTTAATTAAACGCTTAAAAGAGTATGCAAGTAACCCAGATAATGCCGAGATGCATTGTGATCTATTGATTGCAGCATCAATTATTAACTATGTAATCCGTAACGGAGATGATTATAAATGAAAGTTATAGACTATTTTAAACAGTTGTGTTCTGCACCTAGTCCAGAAACAATAGCTTTGCGTGAGTTGGAAGCATGTAAACGTGAGCTGTTAAACGCCCATTCTAGCCGTGAATATGCAGAATCCATATGTGGCTACTATCAAACTAAAATAACGCGCCTAAACGCTTATTTACATAAAGCAACTGGGAATGGGAGCAAGCCTGCGGAGCAACCTCTATGCCGCCCGTAATGATTAAAAACTTTATAGAAGCAAACACATAAAGGAGAAATTTATTTACGCAATTAACCCAGTAAGATAGATAGTCTTACCATCTTTCTTGATAGCGGTTAAAGCCTGATTTTTTAGGCTTTTAGGGTCATACGACACATGCACCCAGCCGCTATGTGGGTTTCCCATTGTGTAAAATTCTAAAATGACTTGAGTAAATTTGAGATTGTTTAAAATCCAATTAGCTAGGTCATAATTAGAAATCCCTGGCACTTCAATATCTGCCGCAAAGCCTTGCATATGATCCGAAGTTTTAGAGCCACCAACGGCTTTATTAACTGCAGGACTACGATAACCACTGCTAATCTTTACCGGCTTTTCGTAGTTTTTACGTATTGGTTGCAATACGTTTTCTACTAAATCACGCAAATTCTGCAGTACACCTTGTGTGGGTGTATTGTCTAAATTGTTTCTTAATGCCGAATCGCTTTTAATTAATTCAAGCAATGTAAAATTTTCGCTAAGTTTCATTTTTTAGTTCTCATATCGGCCAATTTTTCTACAGTTCTACCGCCAAAGTAAGCTAAGAATATGATTTGCCCCCATTGGCCTAACAACTGCACATATGATTCTTGCGCGTTGTAACCGTATGCAGACATAAAGGTAAACAGAAAATAGGCCACAAAGATGGCTATAAGAGCCATAGGACGGATATTTTTAGATAGCCAGCTATCGCTAGACATATCAGCCTTCCAACGGTCTGATATGGCTGTATGCTCAATCTCAAATAGTTTGGTATCGTTAGCCATCTTTGCTAACTCGCCATCGTTTGCCATTACAGCAAGCTCCATTTGCGCTTTAGCTTTGGCCGCAGGATCAGGGATTAACTTATCAATAAGTTTTCCGCCAACTGTTAAAAGTGCATCTAAACCAAACATATCAATCCTTTCAAGGCGAAGCCTTTAAATTGTAAAGTCGTAATGTGTCTAATACCTCGCCGCGCAATTGCATGCGCCGCAATGCATCTACCATGCGCCCGTATAAGTCCTTATACTTGCTTTTTTTGCTTACTCCGAATCCGTAGGTAATCTGCTTGATCTCGCCGGCTTCTTTTGGGCCAATGATTGAATGCTTCTTTAACAACGCAGCGCCCACTTCGCGATTGACAATCACCGCTCCATTAGCGCCATACTTGCCAGTAATGAGGTGTTGATAACTGGAAACAATGCTAGGTTCAATGATTAAATTAAATCCATCAAAACCCATAGCAATACGCTTTGCTGCTACTTCTTCCGCTACGATAGATGTACCGCTTGGGCCATAAGCCCCCACAGTCATGCCGGTAAGCGTAGATACGCCGCCATACTTCCACGGATTGCGCGAGGTTACAAAGAAGCTATAGCTGGTATTGACAATGCTTGGAGACAAGTAAAACAGCTCCGCACGTTCAGGCACTTCCAGCAGAATAGAAAAAACCACATCAGCATCTCCGTCTACCGCCTGTTTGTAAGTGTCTTTCCACGCCTGCAAGTCAAACGTGCATTGCAGTTTTGCTTCCCTGCATATTGACTTCATAATGGTGTACATCGGGCCTTGTATCACGCCATTGTGCAAAGTCTGGAACGGAGGAAAGTCCTCTGTAACAATGCGCACAGTTTGCCCGTATGCTGGTAATACAAATAGTAAAGGTAATAGGTACTTAATCATGCTCTGGAACCTCAAAACACAAGTCTGGTAACTTTGCACTATGCTGCTTTAAAGATAGCATAGGACGCCAATAAACGACCGCCTTGCTGCACCATGCGCCGCTCATGTGAGGTGGTAGTATGCTAGATCGCAATACAACATAATCCCCTAATTGATTGACTACAACGCCGCCCTCAATGGCTACGCTATGATCCCCGTTGGCTTGTCGATGCAATGATCTATAAATGGTTAATTCTGATATATCACTGCCATTAAAACCTCGGCTTTCAACCAATAGATTATTGCCATCTTTTTGCGTAATCATAGTTACACTGTCCGAGGTGGAAAAAGGTGGTTTAGCGTCAAAGGTAATATAAATAATTCCGCCAAAAAATAACGTGCATATAAAACTAAACCAACCTCCAACGCGAATAATAAGTTGAGAGTGGTTCATTTTTTAACCTCTGCGGTACTTGGTGCATCAAATACTAATTCTTTTAACTTCAATTGACTGCCTAATGCGAAAACGCCAGCCATAACGATAATAGCTGCCGTCAGTGCTTTTTTTAAGATGTCATCCCAAAAACCACGCCAGAACTTTTTACGTGCTTCAATCACATCTTCTCTCTTGGATAAAATTTGATGTATATCATGATGCTCTTTGATATTACCATCTGGCATTGACTTGATCAAAGTTTCATGCAATACATCTACCTTTTCAGATAACTTATCAATTTTATTTGATTGTTCTGTTAATGCAGTGCGTACCCATAGACTAGCAGCGCGGTTTTCACCACGCCTGTCTAATTCAGATGGTAAATTTGTATCATCCATAAAACTTATCTGTAGTTATAGCCAAATAATAATTTAGAAAAAATAACAAAACGTGACATTTTTTTACCATGCACATGTGCAGTTTTATTAAAAAAATAATCTGCATTCATTTTGTTTTTAGTCCAGTTATCAAACCAATTGCCATGATAACAAGCTACGCAATGATTGATAGCGTTAGAGCCATTAGATTTTACGCCATGAAGCTCATATTCGCCAGTGATAAGAACACGCCAAAGAAAATGCAACAAACTTTTTTCAGACATAAGCCAAAACACGGTTAATGCAAAGTCCTCACAGTCTCCGTACATTTTGCCATCTTGCTCACGCATAACAAACCAAACATCGGTTAACAATGCTTTGTCTAATTGGTAAACAAAACGATCTGAGACATGCTCTAAAGCATCATCCAGCATCATAGCCCTTGCCCCTGCACAATGTACACGGTAGCCGCTGAACCAGCTAAACCGCTAAAGTAACTAGCAGGGTTAAAGCGTAATACTTCTACCGCGCCTGGCACTAACACAATGGCGCCAGATGGTGTACCTGCAACGGGTGCTACGGCATTAGCCTGAGCTTCGCTTGCACTTGCACCAATGCCCAAAAACACCGTTACAGCGCCGCTATTAATGATGCGGTATTGGCCGGTAGCCTGTGCTTCAAACTTAGCCAAAGTAAGCGCCTGCACGCCTGTTGGTGCTGTAGCTGCCGCTGCAATTACAACGGTATTGCCTTGCGGGGTAAATGCAATTTGTGAGTTTGTAGACATGATTAAAGTCCTTGTAAAAAAGCTGCTTGATACGCTGCTACTACAGCCGGTGTATGTGTAACTTGGCAAATAGATTTTACTCTTGCGTCCTCGGTGCTGTAATCAGCGCCTGGAACAACAACATGGCGGTGAAACGTGCCACTGATCTGTTTGCCATCTTCCATAATGGCGGTCTTGGTGCGTACTTGCACGCAGCCGTGTTCGACCACTTCGATCAAATCAACAACTTCAATTTTTTCTAGAGCCATGATATTTCCTTTGATAATTAAGTTAAGTTAATAACATTTGCCTGAGACAAGATTGTTCCTGTTCCAGTATCTGTTACGCTATTTACAAATGTACCCCTAAAGTCATTTGGGCAAGCCACGCAATTTGTGACATTAGCGCCACCAATAATAAGTGGGTATGTTGGTGTAGTTGTGGATGTTCTGACTGTGTTGCCCATCACCTTAATGTTAGTTGGGGTGTTGGCCAATGAATACGACACTCTAATTGACGCGCCACTTAAATTAGTTGTTACATAGCCAGCCAAATTATTATTGATGATGGTGTTATTTAAAAATTGCGTGTAGTTGTCATTCAATGAAATCATCCCAACTTGCTGTGTTTCTGAAATAATATTTGTTGAAATAATACAATTAATATTGCTTTCAGAAACAATTCCTGTAATTAATGTGTTGTCAATCACATTTGTACTTAATATACAGTTTGTGCTTTGGAATAGATAAATTCCGTCGAAGTTTGAAGTTCTAACACTGTTATTAGATATAACCGTGCGAACGCATGAGTTAACAACAATTCCTGATAAAAACCCAATGCTTTGCGATGTTGTCGCGGTAGCAGATTCACCAGTAATGTCGTTATTTTGAACCACAGTTTCTCTATTTATATCAGAATAAATGCCGCCTCGTCTATTCAATCCACTAATAGAATTGTTTGTAACAGACGCTTTAAATGTTTCGCTTAATTCTAAAGATGCTTTTAATGTTGAACTAACTGATAAACCACCAATACAATTATTTAAAAAAGTATTGTTGTCAATTAAAATGTTGCGCACTTGTTCTGCGCCAAGCCCACCAGCGCCATACACCGACAATCCACAACCATAATTATTTAAAAAATTACAACCAGATATAGATACGTTAGATACAACTTGTATACCATCTGGTTCAATATCTATACCGCTTTGAATTGTTATATGATCTGGATTGTAAGTGTCTTGAAAAATGCTGTTTGTAATTCTGATGTTGTCGCCAGCAGTAATGGCAAGTCCATTGCGCCTTGCGCCAGTTACTGTAATGTTGTTTATCCAAATATTTTTGGGCGCTGTTGCTGATGTACCAATATAAATGCAGTCTGCCATTGCGTTTACAAAATTGATGTTGTCAATTTTAATGTTTTCGCAATCCTCACTGATAGTCAAAATATAACCATTCTCGGTGGCATCATTTACTACATAACCCTGTAATGTTCCACCGCCATATAAACTCCAATTTGTTACACCAATGCAGGGAAACATATTGTATTGAACAGATGTGGTTACATTGGTAATGGTTGCGCTAGGCGTGACAAACCATGCTGAATTTGATGCTGGTTCAACGGTATTGTTGTTTATTATGTATGTTCCAGCAGGCCAAACAAGAACTTTTCCAGCGGATGCGGCAACGGCAAGTAATACAGCAGTTGTGTCATTTGTTGCTCCATTTCCGATAGCGCCAAAATCTTTCACGTTAATGAAAGGGCCGTCTATCATAGAAAAGGTTACTTTAGTAAGTGCCATATCTTTTCCTTGTTTAATTGTGCAACGTTGTCAATTAGACAAAATAAGTAATTGAAAAACCTACGCCGCCAGCACTAACAAATGCAGCAGTAACATACATCTGACCAGTTGTAGATGCGTTATATAAAGCAAGAACGCTTGTTACCATTGTATTGCTAATTGCGCCACAGGCAGAAACAACACCACTACCACCAATACCTAAAAAGGGTATACCAGAAATTATTCCTGCTCCACCCGTACAGGTAAATGTACCGCCCGATTGTTCATAGGTAAGAGTAACTTGTCGCCCTACTTTTACATATCTTGCCGTTCCTGTTGGAGATCCGGTAATATCAGTAAATACGGGTGTCCAAGTCCCTTCCTCATAGTCATCTAGCAACTCGTTTGTCATGCCTGCGGGGTTTGGATCTTGTGTAAAGTCAATACCTTTTCCTGCGGTTCCGATAACAAGGTTCCCAGTGGCAAGTGTCTGATCGCCTGTAAAACTGTTAGCAGCATCTATTCTTGCTACAGTAGCGGACGTTGTGGGAAACGTCATGGTTGTAGCATCTGTACCTGCAAGAGTTAGACTATTGTTTGCTGTTAAAGTTTTACCATCCGCAATGGTAAGCGTTGCACCAGTAGCCGGTGCCGTAATTGCTACTTTGTTAACGCTGGTTGCTGAAGCTACTCCTAAAATTGGAGTAACAAGAGTTGGAGATGTTGATAAGACTGTGCTACCTGTTCCAGTGGATGTGGTAACACCTGTACCGCCATTAGCAACTGGCAATACTCCAGTTATTTGACTAGCGTTAATAACGGCTGTGGTTGTTTTTAACATAAAAACCTTAAATCAAAAATTCTATGGTTGAAGTAAGTGGAGGTGCTTCGGAGAATGTAACGTTGCCGCCAGCTATTGTATAGCTACTTTGATTTTGATACACGCCATTGATGTAAATCAGGCTAGGCACGAATAAAACAGGAAAAACAGTTTGCACGCCATTGCCGGTAGCGTTTACAAAAAGGTTGCCTGCTGAGTTAGGAAATGCATTACCACTTAACGATGTATAAATGGTACTGCCATTCTTGTTCATAACCCTAATGCTGTAATCTGAATTAGCATAAAACCGAGCCGGAGTTCCGCTATTCATAGGATAGCCGCCTAACGTCCTAATTGGCTGCACTGCCAATTGTGTCAATGCACCATCCCAATATATCGCTATTGGGTTTGTTTGCGGGTCAAGGTTTACAGCGCCAATCCAGATATAGCCATTCTCCAACGGTTGCCCGTCAATATCTGGGAATATTAAATATGTTGGCTGTATGTTGAGTGCGCTCATGTTTGTAACCCCGAGTTGGTTGATTATATGCTTTTATAGGCGTTTATTCTTTTTTAGGCATGTAGTTTAATGCCTGAGTGATTTTGTTTCTAATTTTGCGATCTGCAATTTCTTTGCGTAACATTTGAGCGCCTTGTAAAATTGGCAATGGTACTCCAGTTACCGCGCCTTGCAATGCAGATTCTCCCATCAAAGCCATGATAGTACGCGCTGTGCCTGAATTATTGATTGATGTCAACGGAGGAGTTGATTGTATGTATTTTAAAACTTGATTTAAGTTGCGCACTTGTTCGGCTGCTTCTTTTCCTAGTACCATATCCAGTTTACCGCTACGGTATAAGTTTTTCAAAGCTGCATCAAGTTTAGCGCCTGATATAACTGGCAAGTTATCTGATCCGATACCTGATTCTGCTTGTTGCATTAAATGGCGTATGGTTGATCCTTGCAGCTCTTTCCACGCTTGTTTGCCCTCTCCATCTCCAATTGTATTAAGTACGCGTTTAATGCGTAATATTTCAGATGGTTGAGAGTTAAGTATGGTTTTTTGAAATACCAATTCAGGCGGAGTTTGTGGGTCATCCATGCCGCGCTTTTCAAGCAATAACCTTGAAACAATGGCGCGGTTTTCGTATTTTGTCGCTTGTTTTCTTCTTTGCGCCCTCATGGCGTCAACCATAGGGCCTGCTATAGGTTCTCCAATAGCATCTATGTTTTGTTTTAATAACAATGCAACACGTTTATCATTTGGCAGGGTGCCGCTATTTGCATTTACAGATTTTCTAAATTCTTCCAGATTGCCTAAAGTTGTATTTAATGGTTTTAATTGTCCATCAACGTCAGGCGCTGCAATACCCAATGCAATAGCATTTTGCCTTGCCACATCGGATACACCCGTCATGCCTGATACTTGTTTTGGTTGCGTGTTTAAAAAATCAATTAAAGGCGTAGGATTTACTACTGTTTGAGCCTCTGGTGAATTTTTAAATGCATCATACATTGCACTGGTTTTTTTCTTTTCGTCTTTCCATCCTTGCATTAAAGTGTCTACCACTTTAACGCCGGTGTTTGAAAAGTCATTGCCTGAGCCTGGTTCAATTGCTCCGGTATCGTCTAGTAACGTTTCAAATTTTCCCAGTGCAGCTTTATTATTCTCAAGTTGCCGTGCTACAAACGGTTCTTGAAAATCAGGCGTTCTTGCTTTTTCAGCTTCAAAGGCCATTAATTCTTGACTGCGTTTTACTTCGCCTTCGCTAAGTCTTAAACCTGCTTGCTGAGCTTCGGCAATACGTTGTGTTTCTAAAGGCGTAACCGCTGCACCTACTGATCCAGCGGTAGGCTTTGCGGCAGTTGGTGAAGGTGCCATTCCTATGGCTTCACGCGCTGCCTGCGTTGCCCGTCCTGTAGCCTGCGCTCCACGCTGCGCTATTTGTCCTGCACGTTGCGCGGTTGCTTGTGCGGTTGCCTGCACCAATGGAGCTGTTGCCTGCGCTGAACGTGCCATTGCGCCTACCGGCCCTACTACTGGTATAAACGCTGGTAAACCTTGCAATGCACCGCCTATGGCTTGTATATTTTCCTGCCCTGCTTGACCGCGAGGTGCATATGTAAGATTGCTAGCTGCTTGTTCTGCGGCCTGTGATACTCGCTGCTGTGCTTGCTGTGTGCCAAACTCTCCACTAAGTATTTCACGCGCCAATTGGCCGCCTGCGCCTGTAATCATGCCTACAGTGCCACCAATGGCACCTGTGCCTAATGTTAAAGCGGTTTCACCAATGCCCTGCAATGTATCCATTACACCGCCACCTTGGGGCTGTGTTGGTTGTATTGGTGCTAGCTGCGCCTGAGTAGCCGCCATGTTTTCCTCTGATTTTGCCTCTTGGTAAGCTTGCGCTACAGTGTCAAAATCAGGCGTTCCACGTTTAGCCGCATTTTGCACAATCCATGCCGCATAGTCGTCTGCTGTAGCCATTATCGTGCACCTCCTAAAATAGCATCTGCCGCTGCTCTAACGTTAGGTTTGGCCGCTGCTGGTGCTCCGCCTGTAGTAGGTATTTGAGCCACTGAGCGTTGCCGTTGCTCTTCCGCTAATTGTTCAGGACTTCTAAATTGTTTAGCTGTATCTGTAGCAATACGATTAGAAAAATCAGAGAATGATTCTCCAGTTTTAGCTGTGTAATCGCCTACAACCATGGTTGATTTTGGTTTAGTAAGCAACCCTTTATTTTGCGCTAACCAATCTACTTTGGCATTGGAAACATTGGCCTCAATGATTTGTAATTTAGCCATGCCACGTAAAAAACTTGCCAATGTTTTAGCATTAGCTGTTTCAGGCAAAAAGCCAGCCGCTGCCAATTCAATATCTTTATCAGTTGCTACCCCAGGTGGCAATGCTTTAATTACACCTTGATTTTTTAACCTTACATATTCTTTGCGTAATTCAGTTAATGCGCCTTGTGTACCAGTGTTTTTGCTAAGCCATTCTGATGCTCCAGATAAAACACCATAACCACCGCCTGCTGCTTCTAATTGCTGCGCTAAACTCATGCTTTGTGATGCTAATTGTTTAGATGCAGAAGCATTAATAGCTGCTTCATTTACTGCTTTTTGTGCAAACTCTGGTATTTCACCGGCTTTAGCTGTAGCTTCAGCAATGGCTTTATTAGCGTCTAAATTTAAACGTTGTTGGTCAAGATTGCGTTGCGCCACACGATCTGAAATTTGACTTTTAAGGTTTTTAACATTCCAATTTTTTTCTGCTAAATTTGCATCAATAACTTTTTGCTCATTGGTTGCTTGCACTTCTGCTTGTGTAGCTTCAGCCGTTAGTTTGCGAGTTTCTACGCCTGTCTTTTCAGCGCCTAAAATGCTGCTTAATGCATCTTGCCCTGGCTTTCCAAAAGTTGCTAATATTGGTGCAATGGTAGTAAATACATCTTTAGGATTTGTATTTAAAGTTTCAAGCATGTTTTTATAACGTGCTGATTCTTGTGGGTCTGTTTCTTTGTTAGCTTCTATTTGCTCTGTAATCAATGATCTTGCAGCATCAATATTGCCAGAACGTACAGCCGATGTAATACCTCCAAGAGTTTTAACTTGCTGTAATTGCCCTTCCTCTGGCAATTTGGCAAATAATTCTTTCATTGAATTTTGTGTATCTTTATCAAACGTAGATGCTAAATTAATTACATCAAGAGTATTAAAGTCTTTAGGTTTGTAAGCCGAATATTTTGTTCTAATATCTGCTATGCGCTGCCGCTCTGCATCTTGTGCGGCTAGTGCTTGTTGCTGCTGCTGCAGCTTCAATTCTCTATCTTGCTGCGCTTGTTGCCTTTGCAATTGTGCTGCTTGAAAGTCTTGCATAGTTGCACCAAAGCGCATGCCTTCGGTTAATCCAGTTTGAAATGGGTTTGCTGCGGGTGTAACACCGCCTCCGATTAAATAGTTAGGTAATGTAGCCATAATTAAAATTTAAACCCCATAAAGTCCATTTGACCGCCACCACCAAGATAACTAAACGGATTAAACCCGCCACCACCGCCACCACCACC